ACGATAATGGCACCCTCCGATATGATGAGTATGTCCTTCGCTCAACCGGCACTTCCGGCACAGCGGCTCAGACCACCGCACTACCCACGCAATCGGTTTCTGGAACGGTCGAAAACTCTGGCACGGCTACACAGACGACCCCGCTTGCAACCCAGACAGCCTCTGGCACTGTTTCCGCTTCTGGCACAGCTAGTCAAACGGCCTTCTTGCCGACGCAGGCTGCGTCAGGAACGGTGGCCTTTGAAACTACGGGGACCGCGACACAGACCACTCCAAGCCCTGTAACGCAGGCCGCTTCTGGCACTGTCGCGGCCACCGGCACCGCAACGCAGACTACCGCGGCCGCTACCCAAACAGCGGCTGGTGCTGTATCAGTTACCGGCACCGCCTCGCAGACCGCCTTTATCCCCACACAGGCGGCTGCCGGGTCAGTTGCCTACAGTGGAACGGCGGCGCAAACCGCATTCGCAACTACGCAGGTCGCAATCGGCGCAGTATCGGCTGCGGGCACGGCCGCCCAGACAACCCCGGTAACTTCGCAAACGGCTAGTGGTGCCGTATCGGTATCTGGCACGGCCGCACAAACGGCGCCGACAGTTACGCAGGCTGTTTCCGGGACTTCTAGCAATACAGGCACAGCCGCGCAAACGGCTTTCGCGGCTACGCAATCAGCCGCTGGCGATGTGGCCTTCGAAGGCACCGCGGTTCAGACTACGCCAGTTCCCACGCAGACAAGTGCGGGCGCCGTATCTAATAGCGGCACGGCTACACAGGCCACTTCATTGGCCACCCAGGCTGCGTCCGGCTTTATCCCGACTACAGGGACGGCTACGCAAACAGCGCCAGTTACTGTTCAAGCCGTAAGCGGTGAAGTGTCGAACTCAGGCACTGCCGCCCAGACAGCAGTGGCTGCTACGCAGGCCGCCTCCGGCACCGTTGCGTTTGTAGGGACGGCCGCGCAGGTCACGCCAACAACTACGCAAGCTGCGGCCGGGCTTTCGACTAACACGGCTACGGCGGCACAGACTACTCCCCTCGCCACTCAGGCGGCCGTAGGCACGGAAGATGTAGTCGGAACGGCTACGCAGACCACGCCGGTAACAACTCAGGCCGCTGACGGGAATATCGAGGGCTTCTTAAGTGGGTCTGCCGCGCAAACTACGCCTGTCACAACGCAGACAGCGGCTGGGCTTTCCTCTAACGAAGGCACGGCTACACAAACGGTTGCGGCCACGACACAGGCGGCGTCCGGCGCCGTTCAAGATTTCATATCTGGCAGCGGTATCCAAACCACCGGCGTGGCTACACAAGCCGCATCTGGTATAGTCTCGGCCGCGGCCACGGCAGCGCAAAATACCCCTGCGGCCACACAGACCGCGACAGGTAATGTTACGGTTCTCGGAACGGCTGCTCAGTCTACGGGCATAGCAACTCAAAGTGCGTCCGGCTTTACGGGTGAGGTTTCATCCGGCACGGCCACGCAATCCACCCCTGTCGTAGGCCAAGCGGCCGCGGGCCTCGTATCTAATACCGGCACCGCCACTCAGGTCGTATCGCTAATTACACAATTCGCCTCGGGTTTCATTCCATCCGACGGAACGGCTCGGGACTTTGGCGATGGCCCGAACCGGAGTCAGGCCGCTGGATCGCGGAACGTTTCGGCTAAGGCGGGCTCCCGTAACATATCATCCTCGATTGGAACAAGGAACCGTAGATAATGGCCACATTCTACATTAAAGAAACTGATCGCAGCCCCCGCATACAGACTACGCTGACGGATCCGGCGGGCACAGTTATCGACCTCACCGGAAAAACCGTTCATGTGGAAATTGCCCGGTTGACCTCCTCCACACTAGATACAGACACAACCGCTATCGTTGAAGATGCCGTGAATGGCGTAGTTAGCTATTCCTACGGCGACGGCGAGGCGGTGTTCGGTGTCTACAAAGCACAGTGGGTGGTTAACCGCGGGCAGGCCACGCAGGAGACGTATCCGAACTACGGCTACGACACCATAAACATTGAGAGGGGCTTGTAATGGCTATTCGACAGTCACCTAAATACGCCAATGTTCGGGGCAGTATTGTTGTCACGCCCCCAACCACCGAGTGCGTTTCACTGCGGGAACTGAAGCAGCATCTGCGAATACCCGTTGGCATGGAGGATGATGATCTGTATCTCGGACAGCTTATCATCGATGCAACTACCTGGATCGAAGAACAGGCGAACTTTGCCCTGATCTCGCAGGGCCTTAAAATTACCCTAGATTGCTGGCCGGGTTATCATGAGGCGTGGTGGGATGGCGTGCGCCAAATGCCTGTTACGGAATTGCAGACGGCCGCGAGGGCGCGTGTAGTGGAGATCCCGCGTTATCCGCTAATCTCCGTGGACACCGTGACCGTTTATGATGAGGATAGTAATGCCACCGCAGTTGTCATCGCGGACGTGTTTGACGTAGACGCGGTTTCCCGGCCGGGGCGTTTATCCCTCAAGCGTGGGGCCACGTGGCCGATTGCTACTCGGTCGGTCAATGCGATTGAAATAGACTACACGGCGGGCTACGGAACGTCAGCAAATGATGTTCCCGCGCCGCTGCGCCGAGCCGTGCTGGAAAATGCGGCCTACCTCTATACTCATCGCGGCGACTGCACGCCGGGTGAGGCCTATGCAAAATCGGGGGCCATGAATATAATTAACACTTACCGGGTCCGGCAGCTTTAATATGGCGCAATACAAAACGGATAGCGCCATACCATTGACAACCGGGCCGCGAAATGGTAAATTCCCTATAACGCGCTAGGAGAAAATAGTCCCATGTCTCAGGTAATCAAGTATTGGCCGATTGCGGTTGTGACTGCGAGTGTGGTTGCTTCCGCGGCCATAGGCAATTTTCGCATAAGCGCGAATGCCGAGGAACTTGTAGATGTAAGCGAGTCCGTCGATGAGAACGAGGAAAACATCGAGGAAATTCAACGGCTACTTATCGCCCGGCAGGGCGAAGTCAAGCTGGACCTTCAGCGGATTGAAACGCAGCAGCGCCAGCAGGGCGAAACGCTGGGTGAGATCCGGCAGTTACTTCTAAATCTTGATGGCGGCAACTGACAATGAATGCTTGCTGTGATGTAACTGCCGGTGACCTTCGGCACTTGGTCACTATCGAAAAGCGGACACGGGTCGCAGATGGGCAGGGCGGCTTCACGGAAACGTGGGCGGCTGACCCTGCTGGCGGTGTTTATTGCGCTATGCAGTTCCTTACCGGCACAGAACGCTGGGAACACATGCGGAATAAGCCTGGCAACCTCATGCGCCTTACAATGCGGTTTAAGGGCGATGCGAACGGGGCGCCCTACTGGCAGCCCGGCACCCACCGGGTTAAATTCCGCGAGCGTCTTTACGACATCTTGGCCATTAGCGATCCCGATTGGGACAGCCGCTGGGTCAAAATGGATGTCTTTGAGTCCGGGCCGTCCTAATGGAATATGCGGTCAGTATTTCTGGCATGAGTGAATTGCAGGATCAGCTTGCTGACATGCTTGAGACCGCCGATACCTCAATCGCAAAAACGGCGGACTTCATCTCGCAGTCTACGGCGCAGCGGGCGAGGGCGAAAATTCGCACGTCCCCGCCGACTGGCCGGTATTATGAGCAATTAGGCCATCGGGCATCGGCGCCGGGTGAGCCACCTGCAAACCTTAGCGGTTTCCTAGCCGACAGCATTCGGTGGCAGAAGTTTAATACTACTGGCATGGTGGGCAGTGTCGGTGCAGGGGCTTCTTACGCTACCACACTAGAGTTCGGTGGGTATGCGCGCCTTTCGCCCGAGTTTGGCGGCGGCCTTGCCTACATTGAGCCGCGGCCGTTCCTTTACCCGTCCTTTATCGAGGCGCTTAATTCGGCCAAAGGCAAACTCAAGAAAGAATTCGAGGCCCGCCTGTGAGTGAATTTCTTAACCCCGTGCAGCAAGCCGTGTTTACCCGGCTAACGGCGACAGTTTCGGCCACCGTTTATGACGACGTGCCTGATCTTGCGGACGGCATCCCCGACGCGGATTTTCCTTACGTTGTTGTGGGTGAGGATACGGCCACTGATTGGGATACGGATAACTCAACGGGCAATGTTGTCCGCCTCACCCTACATGTCTTTTCCTACTATCAGGGAAAGAAGGAGGCTAAAACCATCTTA